ACTGAATCAAACCCATTTGGCGAAATCGGATTTAGTACCACGGTGGTTCCCTTCACAATTCTTTCCTATCGTGCCGATTCTTCCGGAATCAGTGCGGACTCATCTCTCTTTACGGCTGATACTTTCTAAACACAACTACATTTATGGCAAAACTAACAATTTCAATCGGATCAAGTGCAAATGATAAAACAGGTGATCCTTTACGCACCGCCTTCACAAAAGCAAATACCAATTTCACAGAGCTATATGCCCTGAGTCTTCCGATTGGATATGCCGTGGGTAATGGTGGTACCGTCACTCAGAGCACGTCTCGCACCACGGGTGTGACACTCAACAAATTGTGTGGAACAATTACGCTGTTTACCACAACGCTTGCGGCAAATACATCCACGTCTTTTACACTCACAAATTCAACAGTGGCCGCGGGTGATATTCTCGTGGTGAATCATGCAACGGGTGGAACACTTGGGCTTTATAACATTGCCGTATCATCCGCGGCGGGCAGTGCAGTAATTACAATTCGGAATGTCTCGGAAAGTGCTTCGGCAAGCGAAACTCCGGTGTTACAGTTTCTTGTCTTAAAGGGAGCAGTCACTTAATTTATGTTGACGGGACACTTTTATCACGGGCATATTCGCCGAATTGTTTCGGTGTTTGGTACTTTATTCAATAACATTAATGTTGTTCGTAAAGACCAAACCTCGAAGGTAATTTATAGCACACGTGTGCCTCTTGCGTATGGTCCAAAGAGTAAGTTTCTGATGCGTCTTGATGCGCAGTCCAGTTTAGTGGATGATGATAAGATTGCAATGAAACTTCCTCGGATGTCATTTGAAATTACGAGTATGACGTATGATGCCACCACAAAGATCAATCGAAATAACACTCTGAGTGCAATTGATGCAAATGATTCATCCATCAAACACAACCTTCGTACATTTGCTCCATATCGCATTAACTTTCAGTTAAGTATTATGGCAAAAAATCAGGATGATGCTCTTCAAATCACAGAGCAAATATTGCCGTATTTTCAGCCCGATTATACCGTGACAATCACCGAGGTGGATAGCGTCAATATCACAACTGATATTCCCTTTGTACTTAGTGGAGTCACAATGACGGATGACTATGAGGGTGATGCAATGACGCGGCGTGCAATTGTCTACACGTTGGACTTTGAAACACGTGTTCGCTTCTATGGACCCGTCACAAAGAGAGCATTAATTCGTGTTTCTGATATTAATTTAAATACAAATAAGACGACGGATACTCCGGGTGTTCTTATTCATACCACAGTGTCCTCGATTGAAGACACTCCTTCGAGTTTTACGGTTGTTCAGACCGAGACGGATTTTGGATTTGATGAATTGAACACGTGATTTAAGGCTTTTTTTTATTATGACAACTGAAAAAAGCGGAGAATTACTCAAGAGACTGGAAGGAAATCTTCCAGTACCAGCTCCGAGCACTCCGCTTCCTCCAAAGGAAGAAAAGGAGATTCAGGATGATTATGAATTTTCTCGCAGGACCTATAAGGATCTTGTGGATAAGTCAAACAGTGCAATCGATGGAATGATGGAGCTTGCGTTGCAATCGGAACATCCGCGCGCCTTTGAGGTATTGTCCATCATGTTAAAAAATACTTCGGATATGACGGATAAATTAATGTCACTTCAAAAGAATAAAAAAGATCTCAAGAAGGAAGAAAAAGGTGCCGCAACGGGAGTCACAAACAATAACCTTTTCCTTGGATCAGTGACGGACCTTCAGAAACATCTGCGGCAGGAACTCACTGAGAAGAATGTCACTGATACTACAGACAATGCAACTTAAAAATGCAGAGATGGGGTATTTGGGCAATCCGAACGTGAAGCGTGACGGTGTTCAGCAACAGTTTACTCAGAATGAGGTTTCTGAATATCTGAAGTGCATGAAGGATCCAATTTACTTTGCAAAGACCTACGTGAAGGTGATCTCGCTGGATAAAGGTCTTGTTGCCTTTACACCATATGATTATCAGGAAAAGATGTTCGATCACTTTAATGCAAATCGATTCTCCATTGTTCTTGCATGCCGGCAATCGGGTAAGTCAATCTCCAGCGTCATTTACATTCTTTGGTATGCTCTCTTTTCTCCGGATAAGACAATCGCGGTGCTTGCAAATAAAGGTTCCACCGCTCGCGAGATGCTGGCACGTGTGACATTGGCACTTGAAAACCTACCATTCTTTTTACAGCCCGGATGTCGTGCGTTAAATAAAGGATCAATTGAATTTAGTAACAATAGTCGGATTCTTGCTGCAGCAACATCGGGTTCTTCCATTCGTGGTCTCAGCGTCAATTTACTCTTTCTCGATGAGTTCGCATTTGTTGAAAATGCCGGTACCTTTTACACCTCAACGTATCCGGTGATTACCTCGGGTACAACCACAAAGGTAATCATTACATCCACCGCGAATGGCGTGGGCAATGTATTTCATCGACTCTGGGAGAGTGCGGTGCAGGGAGTGAGTCAGTATAAACCACTTCGAGTTGATTGGTGGGATGTTCCGGGTCGTGATGAAAAATGGAAAGCCGATACGATTGCAAATACATCACCACTGCAATTCGACCAAGAGTATAGTAACAGCTTTCATGGGACAGGAACGACGCTGATCAATGCTGAGAATCTTCTTGGAATGAAGGCGGAACACCCGCTCTCGACGAACAATGGAATAAGGATATACGCGGAACCCGTCCTTGAACATAACTACGTGATGACGGTGGATGTTGCAAAAGGTCGGGGTCAGGACTATTCAACCTTTACTGTCTTTAATGTTTCCGAGAAACCCTTTACGACAGTTGCAACATTTCGAAGCAACCTGATGTCTCCGTTACTCTTTCCGGATGTGATCTATAAATGTGCGAAGATGTACAACAGTGCGTATATCGTGGTGGAATCAAACGATCAAGGATCCGTTGTGTGCAATGGATTATATTATGATCTTGAATACGAAAACATGTATGTTGAATCCACCGTGAAAACCGGTGCATTGGGTCTTACAACCACAAAGAAAACAAAGCGTATTGGTTGCTCAAATCTCAAAGATCTGATTGAACAAAAGAAACTTATGATAGTGGATGCGGATATGATTTCGGAACTCAGTACCTTTTCTGCAGTAGGATCATCATATGAGGCCACTGATGGAAATCATGATGATATGGTCATGACGCTTGTGATCTTTTCGTGGTTCGTGGCGACAGATCTCTTTAAAACAATATCGAATATTGATCTGAAGTCAATGTTATACTCAGAGAGACTCCAGATGATTGAGGAAGATGTCGTGCCTATTGGAAGCCTTGGAGATATGGAGGAACGCTCAAAGAAGTACGAAGTTGATAGACATGGCATTCCATGGGAAACTGTGGGTGGATCATTCTTCTGAAAACACGCTATTTATAAATAGAAGTATGACTATTCTTATTATGTTAAACCTTATAACTTAAAAATTTGACGAGGATAAAGTACCATGGCATCATTAGTATCACCAGGAGTTCAGGTCAAAGAAATTGACCTAACAAACGTCGTACCAGCAGTCTCTACCAGTATTGGTGGATACGCAGGTGCTTTTAGCTGGGGCCCAGTTGAGGAAGTTCGTACAGTGAGTTCTGAAAAAGAACTGGCTGAAACATTTGGACTTCCACCAAAAACTGACGTCTCAGTATCACAATCATTTCTTACTGCTGCTTCATTCCTGAAGTATAGCAGTTCACTCAAAGTTGTTCGCGCTGGCGCTGCATCTGCATATAAAAATGCAACATCGGGCAATGCGGGCACTTCGGGACTGCAAATTAACAATTTTGCTGCATATGAAGCTTCATATAACGCCAATTCAAATACAGTTGGCTATATTGCTGCAAAATATCCGGGCACGCTTGGAAACGGTTTAATCGTTTCAATCTGTCCTGCTGCTGCAGCATTTGCTGCCTGGACCTATGCTGGCTCATTCACTGCCGCTCCTGGATCTTCAGCCTATGCTGTATCAAAGGGTTCATCCACGGACGAAATGCATATTGCTGTTGTCGACGGAAGTGGTATTTGGTCTGGTGTTGCTGGAACTGTCCTCGAGACCTTCGCATTTGTTTCTCAGGCATCTGATGCCGTGAAAGAAGATGGTACAAGTAATTTTTACAAAACTGTTTTAAATACACAATCAAAGTACGTTTATCAGCTTGCCCATGAGCTTGCTGAAATGGGTCAAACAGCAGCTGCTGCTGGTGCGGCCTTCACGACAGGATCAGTGGTTCTTACGTACACAATGGCGGGTGGTACCGATGTTGCGGTGACTTCTTCACACATTGTAACTGCACTGGATTATCTTGCGGATTCTGAAACAGTTGATGTAAATCTTCTGTTTGCAATTCCAGATAGCACTGGCGAAACAACGATTGCGGCAAAATTAGCCTCCGTCGCGGTTGCACGGAAAGACGCAATTGCGTTTCTTTCTCCTCCGATTGCTGCATCAACAGGTTCAACTCCGACAACATCAGTAAAAACCTGGGTGACTCTTTCTCAGGCAACTGCATCGGGATCTACATCCTATGTAGTGTATAATAACACTGCGCTGAAGGTCTACGACAAATATGCTGATGATTATCGGTATATCGGCGCTGGTGGTCATGTTGCTGGTCTCTGCGCTCAGACTGATGCAGTGGCGGATGCTTGGTTCTCACCTGCTGGATTCAATCGTGGTCAACTTCTGGGTGTCACAAAATTGGCATATAATGCAAACAATGCTGATCGTGATATCCTCTATAAGGCTAACATTAATCCGATTGTTTCGTTTCCTGGCCAGGGCACAGTGCTCTTTGGTGATAAAACCGGACTCGTCAAACCTTCAGCCTTCGACCGTATTAACGTACGCCGTTTGTTTATCGTTCTTCAGAAAGCAATTTCAACAGCTGCTAAATTCCAGTTGTTCGAATTCAATGATGAATTCACGCGTGCACAGTTTAAGAATATTGTTGAACCTTTCCTACGAGATGTTCAGGGTCGCCGCGGAATTGTTGATTTTGCGGTTATCTGCGATTCTTCAAATAACACAAGTCAGGTCATCGATTCAAATGAATTCGTGGCTGAGATTTATGTGAAACCATCGCGTTCGATTAACTACATCACGCTGAGCTTTATCGCAACTCGCTCGAGCGTTCAGTTCTCTGAACTGGTCGGTTAATACTAATATCTAAACAAGGAGAAATACTACAATGGCAATTTTAGGAATTAATGACTTTAAGTCAAAACTCGTTGGTGGTGGAGCTCGCAATAACCTTTTCAAGGTGACTTGCAATTTCCCCGCCTATGCTCGCGGAAATGTCGAACTTGCATCATTCATGATCAAGTCTGCACAACTTCCTTCTTCAATCATCACACCCATCACCATTCCTTTCCGTGGCCGCCAAATGCAAATTGCTGGTGACCGTCAGTTCGAGGCGTGGGGCATTTCGGTGATCAACGACACGGGCATGGAAATCCGTAATTCGTTTGAACGCTGGATGAGTGGCATTAATGCCAACGCAATCAACACGGGACGTTCAAATCCTGCGGATTACACTGTGGATATGGCAGTCGAACAGCTGAATAAAGCTGGCGATGTCACAAAACGCTACGATCTTCGTGGTGTATTCCC